TCTTTCGTATTGCTTGTGATCTCTCTTTTTTCCAAGCAAATCACGGAGCGTATGGCATTGGTAGTGGGGGTCAGCTTGCTCTTGGCTACCTGTATTCAATCTGCAAACCTGATATGGAATTAGATTATGCTAAACGACACGCCCGTAAAGCTGTAGAGATTGCGTCGGTACTTGACGCTAATACTGGCAAGCCTTTACAGTTGGTGGTACAGGAGAGGATGTAGCAATGGAGTTTAATACATACGATTATGTAGCACCAGAGTTCAAAGATGTTATAGCAACTGGAGAATACGCAGCGCACTACTGGTTTGAGCAAGGATGGAAAGCGTGTAGACTTGCGTTCCTATTGCACAAACAAGCAGAAGAAGCTGGTGTATGAAACACGTAGTAATGTTTTCAGGTGGCATCGGCTCTTGGGCTGCAGCAAAACTCGTAGCAAAGAAGTATGGGACTGAGGATCTTTACTTGTTGTTTACGGATGTTAAGGGTGATGCTGAGTCTCCACATATCGGGGAAGATGAAGACACTTATAGATTCTTAGATGATGCAGTAAAGAATATCGGTGGTCACTATATCTATCTTAATGAAGGCCGTGATATTTGGCAGGTATTTAAGGACAATAGGTTTCTTGGTAATTCAAGATTAGCAAAATGCTCGCACGTGTTAAAGCAAAAACCAGCACGTACCTGGATAAACGAGAACGTAGATCCTGAAGATAGCGTGATTTATGTTGGCATTGATTGGACAGAAACCCACAGATTGCCAGCTATCGTTAAGAACTATCTGCCTTACAAAGTTGAAGCACCATTGACCGAACCACCATTCTTAGACAAAGATAAGTTAATCGAATGGGCAATGTCAGAAGGGTTGCAACCACCACGCTTGTATTCATTAGGCTTTAGTCACAACAACTGTGGAGGTGGTTGTGTCAGAGCTGGACAAGGGCAGTTTAAGAAACTGTTAGAAGTTATGCCTGAACGCTTTGCTATGTGGGAAGCAAAGGAACAGGAAGTACGTGAGTACTTAGACAAAGATGTAGCAATACTGAGTGAAGTAAAAAATGGTATTAAGAAACCATTGCCACTGATAGAATTAAGACGTAGAGTAGAAGACCAACCTCAGTTAGTTGATGAACTAGATATCGGTGGATGCGGTTGCTTCTTTGAGGAAGATGAAAGGGAAGTCAATGACTGATGTAAAGGAATTATTACTGTCAGTCCTTCACGAGAAGGATGCTAGTAAATCACGATCCAAACAAAAGCAGGTTGGGCCATCTGAGATTGGTGGTTGCCGACGTAAGGTTTGGTACAAATTAAATGACCAGCCAGAGACTAATGATAATCTTAGTAAATTAGCTGCGATTATGGGTACTGCTATTCACGCAGAGATTGAAAAGGCTATTGAATCTGTAGATCCTAATGGAGAAAAATACAAGGTTGAACTTGAAGTTGAGTATGGTGATATTAAAGCTCACATAGATTTGTTTGTACCAGAAACTGGTGATGTCATTGACTGGAAAACTGTAAAGGTCCGGAACCTTTCTTACTTTCCATCATTGCAACAACGGTGGCAGGTACAAGTCTATGGCTACCTCCTAGCTAAAAACGGCTATGCGGTCAACCGAGTGTCTTTGTGTGCAATTGCCAGGGACGGGGACGAAAGAGATGTCAAGGTTCATACCGAAGACTACGATGAGTCCATTGCATTAGAAGCACTCGGTTGGCTAGCGGCTGTTAAGGAAGCAGCCGAACCACCATCGCCAGAAAAAGATAGTTCTTTCTGTCAGAGTTACTGTCAGTTCTATGACGCAAGTGGGCAGATGGGATGCGTTGGTCTAAAAAAAGAACGTACACCAGTCAGTGATGTAATCATTGCTGATGTAGATGTTGACAAGAATGCACTGTTGTACTTACAGTTAGCAGCACAGATCAAAGAGCTAGAAGTGCAACAAGATTCCTTGAAGGCATCCTTTGAAGGATTACTAGGCACTACTAATTCTGGTATCGAAGTCAGTTGGACAACTGTTAAAGGTCGTGAGACAGTTGACAGTACAGAGGTAGAAAAACTATTAGGGTTTGTCCCTAAGAAGGTAGGAGCTGAAAGCCAGCGACTATCAATCAAGCAAAGTGGAGGAAAGTAAATGGCTACAGAAGGTACAAAGTTCCAAATCAATTACAAGTTAAATGATGGAACACTTATCAATCTTTATGCAGGATCAGTTACAGAACTAGAGTCAGGTCTTGCAGACCTTGCTATGAATGCAATGAACATCCGTGCAACAGGACTTGAACTATCAGGTGGACAAGCAGCACCAGCACCAACAGTTGGAGCAATTGCCCAGCAGTTCAATGCAACACCAGTTACAACATCAGTAGCACCACCAACAGGTACAGGTAATATCTGCCGTCACGGTGCAATGACACTACGTTCAGGTGTAGGACAAAAGGGTCCGTGGTCAGGTTATATGTGTGCAGCACCCAAGGGTGCGCCAGATAAGTGCGACACTATCTGGGTTCGATAACTAATGCGGGAGCCAAGTCAATACGAAGCTCCTAGTTGTGCAACTATCGGTGGGGACTTTTGGTTTCCCGATAATGAATCTGGTATCCCTGGCGCATCTACGGTTGATGCTACCTTTGCAAAGAACATCTGCAATAGATGTCCTCACCGTAGAGAGTGCGCTGAATGGGGTATTAAGAACGAGGCTCACGGTATCTGGGGCGGTCTGACGATTAGAGATCGTCAACGCATCAGGCGTGAGCGAGGAATCAAAATCTATCAGGAGGACGACGTTGCTTAATCTTTCCCGCGCTTGGAGTGGAGTGCTTACCAAAGCAACACCACTACCTGATGTGTGGAATGGGTTAGCAGTAGAAGGTATTAAGTTTCGCAGAGGTCAGGTATGTATGATAGCTGCTGCACCTAATGCTGGTAAATCTATGTTCGCCCTGATCTATGCAATCAAAGCTAAGGTTCCTACACTTTTCTTCTCCGCAGATACTGATACTACTACTGTAATGATGAGGTCTGTATCGCACCTATCAGGTCACTCACAAGTGACAGTCGAAGCAAACCTGTCAAACGATAGCCAGTATTACAATGCACACTTAGACAAACTTTCACACATCAAGTGGGTCTTTGATTCTTCTCCAAACATTGATGACTTAGAGTTAGAGATCAGGGCTTACGTTGAACTTTATGGACAGCCACCTGAGTTGATAGTCATTGATAATCTAATGAACATCACCGCCGAGACGGACAACGAATGGGCAGGACTGAGAGCAATTATGATGGAGCTTCACGATATGGCACGCAAGACTGAGGCCTGTGTGATGGTCCTGCACCACGTATCAGAACAGTCAGAGTATGGGTCACCTAGTAACCCACCTCATCGCAGAGCAATTCACGGCAAAGTATCGCAGTTACCTGCACTGATACTTACACTGGGCTATGACCCATCACAAGGAATACTCAAAGTTGCACCGGTCAAGAATAGATTTGGCGCACACACTGCTGACGGAAGCAAGTATGCACAGCTACTGGTAAACTATGCAGCAGTACAGATATCAGACCAGAACGAGTTTGGTTGGATGTTACGTAAAGATACAATCGCAGGATACCAAGGAGGATACAATGTCTAAAGATGAGCAGATGCACCACGTGCCAGAAAAAAACAAAAGAGAAAAGACAGAAGTTTCAGAACTAAAGAATAGTTACCGAGATGGTCTAAGGCTTGATGCACTCAGTGAAGGCATACGCACACTGCAAGCAGAACTTGATACCATCAAGGTAGACCTAACCAACTTCGTTGGTGCATTGCTACAGTCTGGTGTTGTCGAGTTAGTTAAAGATGAAGAAGGCAACATCATCTATAAGATCAACAAGGTTGTATTGGTAGATGAGTCAGTACAACAAGACTAAAGGTTCTCAGTTTGAGACAGATGTAATGAAGTGGCTCCGCAAAAGCGGAGTTATAGCAGAGCGTCTGACTAAAGCTGGGGCAAAGGATGAGGGCGACATCGTAACTGTTATCGCGGGAGAAACCTACATCCTTGAACTCAAGAACAGGGCAACCCTTTCCTTGCCTGAGTTCTGGAGAGAAGCGCAAGTTGAGGCGCTTAACTATGCAAAGGCTAGAGGTCTTGGGGAAGTCCCTCTTTCTTATGTAATAGTTAAGCGTCGCAACGCATCAATAGATCAAGCCTGGGTCATTCAAGACCTAGCACAATGGTTGAAGGAGAAACAGTAATGCCAGTACCAGGTGGAGAAATCACAACATCAGAGATACTAAAGCCAGTAGTTGAAGAATACAATGAAGATGTTGCAGCATACGAAGCAGGTATAGCAGAAGCATCAGAGAAGGCCAAGAATGATTTGCCAGAACTGTCATAAAGGCGGAGAAGAAAACAGCGTTGCCCATTACAAACGAGCTACTCATTGGCACGACAAGTGTGATGATAAGGGGTGTGTATGCCAGCACAAGACTGGTCCAGGGTACGTAAAGCGGGCAGGTTCAAAGGTCCCATTGATGCAAACACAATCCCCATAGGGGCAATTGTTTCGCACTTTGGCGGTGAAGTAAGAGAAGGTAAGAGCGCATCAGTTCGATGCTGCCTACATAGCGACAGTCGCAGGTCTGCCGTTATCAATACCTATGACAACCTGTACTTCTGCCATACCTGCGGTAAGGGTGGCAATGCAGCTAACTTGGTGTGCATACTAGAGAACTTGGAGTTTAGTGATGGCCTCAAACGTGCAGTCGAAATTGCTGCTGGAAGCGGCGCAACAATACGCTCAGGCAATAAGTCAAGAAGCACTGGACGTGCTAAGCGCACGTGGGATCTCTGAAGAAACCGCAGGACTATTCCAGTTAGGAACTATTACTAACCCAATCAATGGTCACGAGATGTATGAAGGGTGGCTATCTATCCCATACATCACTGCCTCCGGTGGTTGTGTTGGCTTTAAGTTTAGACGATTAGATGATGGTAAGCCTAAGTATGGCAGTCCTACTGGACAGAAGACACACCTGTATAACGTCTGCGACATCACTGTTGATTCACCACACATCATTGTATGTGAAGGTGAACTAGATGCCATCGTTACTAGCGGTGAGTTAGGCATACCAGCAGTAGGTGTACCAGGAGTTGCAGCGTGGAAGCCACACTTTCCAAAGCTCTTTGCAGGTTATGAAACTATCTATGTTGTAGGTGACAATGATGTTAAAGAGGATGGGTCTAACCCTGGTGCTGAGTTTGCTAAGCGTGTGGCTAACGAGGTAATGAACTCACAGATTGTTACACTACCGCCAGGTATGGACATCAATGACTACTACTTGGCTAATGGTAT